ATGCAAAATAATATGCATTTAGATATCAAAAGCGATGCGAAAGATTTAGTTGGCCTTAATAAAGAGATAGGAGAATTGAAGCTAGTAATTGGTTTCATGCTAATGAAATTACCGCCAGACTCAAGACAGCAAGTCATTAATGAGCTCAAAGCATGGGGACTACCTGATGCAGCGAAAACATTCGATCAGTTTGTTAACATTACCCCACCGAAAAAGTAGCGACCCCATTCTCCCTTAAATGAAATGTTATATTATCTGCGGTCTGTTCCTGGGCCGCTTTAAACCGAGCATTAACGTCTTCCTGAAAATTAGCAAATGCCTTTTCTGTTTCAGCAATAATCCCGCGCAGTTCTTTAATTTCGATATTCAGCAATTCAACTTTGTTATCCAAAGACATAATACTCTCCCGCCTTTCGGCTTTATCGTGGTACCTGTTCAAACGTGGCCGTCAGTTCATAGAGCGGCCCGGTTTTTGTCATATTCCAGGAGCGACAGACGAACAGCGCCTGTATCCCCGTATCCGATGGCGTCCAGTAGAACGACTCCACCGCCATGCGTGCTTTAAGAAATGCCTCGGCAGCTCGGGCCACGTTTGGTTTTGAGCATTTAGCATCATTGACGCCGATGAAGGTGAGCGCGTATTTATCCATAAGCGGATTGATCCCCCTCACCTGCCTTTGCTCATATCCGTCGCCAAGCTTTACTACAGACACATTAGGCGTGCGCTCTACCGAATAACCTTTTTGGGGTTTCCAAATAAATGTCTCTGGCATTAGCGTTTAGTCCTCGGCTGGATCATTCCGTTAGGTCGATTAGCCTGGTCATTAATCTGGAACAAAGCGACCCGCTTCATCATCCCTTCCATCTGCTTTATGGTTGCCTGGTCAATGCCTCCAGTGGTATTTATTTCGAAAGTGATGTGCTGAACTACTCCACCTACGCCACTGCCGCCGCCCTGCATATCACTGTTGCTAATAACCCGACCATTATCACCCGGTATCATGTACTGGCTGCCGTTGCTGGCCTTGAATATTTCAGGCTTCCCACCTTCACCAACGCGGTACATTGAATTGGCTGACACAGGGCCGCCATGTTCACGAGCGCCTGCTACAGCCAGACCCTTAGCAGCGAGAAGGGATTCAGCATATGCTGTCTGCCCTACCGCCGCAGCAGATCCATATGTAGCAATGGAGGCACTCATGGCGGCTGGAGCCCATGCTGAAGCAGCAGCGGTAGCCTGTGTCATAGTCGATGTAAGAGAAGCGGCGGCGGCTGCCTGACTCATGAGTTGGTTTTTAACCCACTGAATTCCCATTTCAACCAGGCTACTGATAACACTGTTTAAGATTGTTGAGCCAACGTTAGCCATTGCCTCCTGCAAGCTCTGAGTGCCGTTAATGAGACCGGTTAATGCATTTGAAGCGCCACCCTGAAGCCCTTCCAGCGACGCGGCCAGCAGTTCGTTTCCCTCGCTCTGGTTGCGATAAATTTCCCACTGAGCCGCAATCCTCTGTTGCTCGAACTGGGTGTTTGCCGCATTACGTAGAGCAATAGCCTGCTGCTCTGTGATGGTTTTATCAGCTTCAAACTGCTGGATGAGTGCCAGCTTCTTTGCATTCTCGTTGGCAAGCTGCGTAACCGGATCAACTGAACCAGCCGCTTCCATTTGTGGCGTCACCGCCTGATCGGCCTTGATTTTTGCGATATTAACCTGATGCTGCTGTTCCAGTTGTTCGATGGTGTCGTTGTACTGCTCCTGGCTTATTTTCTTCGCCGATAACGCAGTTTCCAGATCACGGACATCTTCCTGATACTTTGCATTCTCCCGAGATTCGGGCAATAGTTTCTCTGCCGCAGCCTGGGCCTTAATGGCGTTCGCTATATTCCACTTCTTCGCAGCATAGTCTCCAGCCTGCTTGATCATATCGGGACTAGCGCTTTTGCTAAGCGAGTTTTGTGCATTGAGGATTGCCTGAGCGCGGCTCAGTTGATCCGTGGAGTCAGCAGTTAATTCGGATGCCTCTTTCAGTTTCTGAAGCTTCTGAGCGTCGGACTCTGCGGCTGAGGCAGAACGCTTGTCCTGCTGCTCTGCCTGCTTCTGCTCTTTCCTTCGCTTAGCAATTGCCTGCTCTGCGTCGAACTCAACGCCAGCACGCTCACGCGCAAGGTTGATGTCTGCATCAGTGCCGCCAAGATTTCTGATCTCTTGTTCGGCCTTTAATTGAGCGCGCTTCTTGTCGTTGAACTCGCTTTGTAGCTCAATTTGTTCAAGTTGCTTGTCGAGGTATTCCTGGATATTTTTCGTTCGCTCGACTTTAAGGCTGGAGGAGTTGAAGTTTTGCTTAGCTTTCGCAGCGAAATTAGTCATCTCACCAAGCTGCTTCATCATCCCGGCAGCAATACCAGTTTCCTGGCCGTCGCGGCGCAAAAGGTCGATACCTTGCCGCATTGTTCCATTTAAAGTGGCCCGACCAATATTTATGGCACTTAGGGTCTGACTGAGTCTGGTTTGCGCCTTTTCCAGATCACCTGATGCAATCGCTAGCCGATCTTGCTCAATACCTAACGCAGTTACTGCCTGACGTCCGCGGGTTGTATTTGTTCCCCAGTTAGCAATCTCTTTTCTCTGCCTTGCCACAGCAGCCGTTGCCGAATCGAATTTCTTTTGAGCCTCATCAACTGCGCCATTCAATTCCGGTATACTTTGATTTAGCTTAGCAATCGAGGCTGCAAGTTGTGCTTGTGACATAGTTTGAAATTTAGCGCCAAGTTCATTGACGCTGTCGGCCAGCCTGTTGGCATCATCCCTAGCCTCTTTTGCTTTCTGTGAGAAATAGAAGACTGCAGCTGCTGCGATTGTCGCAAACCCTACAGGGCCGCCAATAAGCCCAAGAGCCCTTGCCCCAAGGCTTCTAATCGATATAGCAGATCGGTTCGCTGCTGCTGTAGCTGCGTCCTGTGCAATTGCGTTGGCTGCCAGGGCTCGATTGTAGTTATCCGTTAATGTTGCTGCTTCGACACGAGCCGCTGAAAGGCGCGTTTCCGCTGCCGCAAGGTTGGCGGCATCAAAGGCGGTTGCCTTCATCATCTGCGCAAGACGGACTTCATCAAGGGCGCGCTCTTTAGCAATTGCCGAAGCCCGTAAATCCGCATTTGCTTTGTTCGCTGCGGCCTGAGCAGCCTGTGTTTCAGCGATAGCCTCATCCCTGCTGGCAATTGCTTTTTTAACTTTCTCTGCTGTAGCCAGCGCCAGCGCGCCAGCATACCGACCACCCATGAGAACAGCGGCCGCTGCAAGGACTGCGCTCAATCCCTCAATATTTTCACTAACTGACACTACCGAACTGTTGAAGGCGCTAACGAAAGATTTTACCGTTGAGTTTTCGCCGAAGAACTTGGTGATGTTATTACCGGCAGTCTGCATTGCCTGGCTGATTGTGGTGACCGTATTCGCAAACTCTTTCCCTATCGCGTCTCCCTGCGAAAGCAGCCCATTAACAACTACATCAGTCGTCAGCTTTCCTTCAGCAGCCATAGCGCGAAGCTGACCGATACCTACACCGAGAGAATCAGCCAGAGCCACCATCAGCCGACTACCCTGCTCAGATACAGAGTTAAATTCCTCGCCACGCAGAACACCGGAAGCGATGCCCTGTGATAGCTGAATAATCGCGTTTTCTGCTTCCTGCGCCGTAGCGCCTGACACCACAAAACCTTGGTTAATGATGGTCGTCAGCTTAGCCAGATCTGCGGCGGAGGTGTTGTATTCGCGCGTACCTCGCTCAAGCCGGGCATACAAAGTGGCAGTGGCATCGAGGCTGCTTCTGGTTTGCTGTGTAATCTCGAAAACTCGCGTTGTCACATCAACCAGTTCTTCCTGTGGGCGTACCGCATTTGCAAGTTTGTTATTGAGGGTTGTCCATGCGTCGGCATAACTTGCCACCTGCTGCACAGACAATGCAGCCAAAAGACCGCGAGCTACTCCACTTAGGCTGGACATGGCGCGATCCATATTCGCCACAGATCGCTCGGTGCGGTTTACGCTCTCCTCAAGGCGGCCCATTCCGTTATTCAGACCATTGAGAGCCGCATCAATATCACGACGCCCCTGAATTAGGCGGGCTGTGTCGATATCAACTTCGTATACGATGCTTCCAGCATGAACAGTGCCAGCCATTATTTATCTCCTGACATAAAAAAACCCTCCGAGGAGGGTTGTTCTTATTGAATAATTATTTCCACTTACACGCCTCGGAAAGGCTTTCGGCAACCTTGTCTATGCCGGTCAAATCAAATTCGACAACTTGCATGGTCGAGCCGTAAGGCTCAAATCCAAATATTGCCTTCTTATGTTTGGAAAGCTCTTTGATAAAAGATACTGCCTGTGGGGAAAACGCTGCGTCGCCCCCCTCCCCACCACCCCATAATTTTTTGGTAGGCTTCCCGCCATCGAGTCTCATTGTGATATATGGATCATCAGAACCCATGAAGTCGTGGAAAGATAAGTACGCATCTGTTTTGTTGCTGGCACATCGCAGAACTAGGGTTGTTTCACGTGTTAATCCATCTTTGTTGTATGTATCGGACGACGTATTTAAAGCAACAAAATCTGTTTCATCTGTCATCTTATTGGTTTTAGATTTCGTTACCCACGCACCAGTACTTTCTGTTCCAGCATTAGCTGCTGTACTCAATAACCCCAAAAAAGCTATCGCCAAAACCTTTTTCATATCCCTATTCCCATTGGTAAAAGTGTGAAACATCCTACCCAGGAATAGCACAGGCGCAACGGTAAACGCTGAAATTTTGATCTCAATCGTCAGGTGACGAAAACCCTGCCTTGATGCTTCGGTCTATTCCTGTGCCCGCCGCGCCGCCTGCTTCGCCAGGAAGTCGTCAGCCACGCTGTCGTACTCCTCGCGGGTGAAGCCTTTCTGGTCAGGATACTTAGCCGCCAGAAGCTGTGTAAACTCGGTCATGGTGAGTTTCTCAGCATCTTCCCGGCTCATGCTGAAGCGATTTCTCGCTGCGCTGATGTATTCGAAGGCGTTGAACTCCGATGTTGATTCGTTACTCTCATGCCGCTGAAGCCTACGCACCCTGGCCTTACCGATGATGCCGTGCGTGATCAGCGATTGCGCGATTGCCAACATGTCGAACTCATCCATTGCGCCGCGCCGCATTTTGAATGCCTTACCTGATGCTTTGGCCGGGCGAATCTCCCCGATTAAGGACGTCACGTCCCGGTCACAGCACGCCGCCAGCACCGTCATGGCTGCCATCATCGCCTTGCGCCCGTAGCTTGTCGATTTGATGTGCTGGATAAGCCAGACAGGGATAAGCCCGTACGCCTCCAGCGCCGACTGCAACACACCAGACACTTCATCGTGGTGCAGGTCATAGAACGCCTGAACAATCTCCCTGGGCTCGCCGATGCGGGTCATGTTGATAAACGACGGGCGGAAGAAGTATTCATCGTCTCCGGCGGTGATAAGGCATTCACCAATCTCTTTCAGTGGGGTCATGGGTAATTCCGTTTAGCGATTATTATCAAGGGCAGCCTCAGCCACCCTTTGTAATAACCGTCAGGTGATCGTAACGGTGTGTGTTGCCACTTTATTACCGTCTTCAGTTGCCACGATGATTTGCGCGGTACCGGTTGCAACACGGTTTACTGTCACTGTGTTTCCCGATACGGTTGCAGTGGCTTTAGTCGCGTCCGTGGTTGCTACGGTAAAGTCTTTGTTGCTGGCATCTGCTGGCAGAACGTTAACCGTGAAAGTGCTTGTGCCGCCCGCTGCGCCAGTGCTGGTAGTCGGCGTCACGGTCAGGCCTGTTACCGCCACACTGTCGGTTTCGATAACCTGGATGGTAGAGGCGTCGCCGACTTTGAATTCAGTGGAAAAAGTGACTATGTCATTTGTTCCACCATCAGAGCTCAGCGCAGTAACGACCATGTAGCCAAAGAAAGTTACCGGACCGTACTCCATTCGAACCCAAATTCCTGGCTGACGACGGGCTTTCAGTTCGGCAGCAAAATAACTGATGAATTTACCAATGCCGTACTGGTCCAGCTTGTCACGCTTACGCACTTCACCCTCGAAAGAAATGGTGAAATCCGAGTTAGTGATGATGCTTTCAACGTAGCCGCCACCATCATCGGCATCGCTGGTAACGGTGTTGGGGGAGAAATCCCAGCCTTTCGAAGTACCGGCAGCGAGAGCCATCCAGTCCGACTCTAACGGCAGCGCATCAGGGCAGCCATCGGCCACTTCGAGCACTACAGCGCCGCCAAACAAACGCTCATTGCTATTAGGGCAATTAGCCATAGCAAAACTCCTTTGATAAAAAAGAAACCCGCCGGAGCGGGTTATTTGGGGGATATGGCTAATCGCCAAAATTACATGAAAACTGAAGTCGGAAGACTAATCTCCCCTCTTCGGTTAAAACCGGCGGCGGAACTCCGCCCATGTTCTGTATAAAGCCAACGCAATCATCTGCGATTGGATTAGCCTGAACGTAATCGACAATTCGCTGAACCGCATTCGTTGCGGCCCCGCGTTTGTCCTTTGCGCCTATCACATCAACCATCACATAATGCTCAGCGCCAAGGTCATTGCGGATCGGTGTTCCTCCACCAGGACGAAAAACCATGGCGGCTTTCGTCAGGTCCTGCGGGTCTTCGTACATCAGCAACTGGATATCGAAGCCGCTTGTTAGGCCGGCATCTACAAAGAGATTTTTCACCCGCTCGAACATCATCGGTGTCATAGCGAAAGTTCCCGGGCTACTGCTGCGTCAATTTCGTTTTGCTTTTCTTCAAAGCCTTTGGTGAGGAATTCTTTTTTCGCCCTTGCAAGTCTGAAGGTTTGCGGTATCGACGGATCATGAACATAGGCAGCGTAATTTGCTGAGTATCCAACCCGACCAGTCAGTCGGGTGCCATTTACAACTAACTCACGGAACTGACTGTTAATCAGAAATGAAGTATCGACTGGCGTATAGGCTGCCGCCTGCAATGCCCCGATATTAAGCGCGGAGTAAATGGCCCTGGCGACTTTGCGATGCTGAGTATTGTTTATGACACGATTAATGTTTCGCGATACCTGACGCACACCCCTAACCTTTACTCCCACGCTACACCCCCGTCAGTAATGCCCAATCATCCGCCAGGCGCTCAAACGTATCTGCATAGCGGATAACCTGACGAATCTCGTCAGCTCCAGCCGCCACCGGGTCTGGATTAGCAGACGCCCCTATAAGGAGGTAATCTCCAGACCCGGCACCTGCAAATTCAGTCCACACAGTATTTTTCACCACTGTTTCAGCGCCCAGGCTACCGATACGCTTCGACAGACCGCCTTCGTAATCGCAGAGGATGATTTCCGGAGCAGCGTAACCAAGCGGGTCTCCATACTCATCTTTGCCTGGTAATTTCCGCCAGATGGTGGCTTTGGCTGTGTAAGACCAGTTAGCAACTGAACTCAAGACTATGCCCTCCACTCAACTACGACAGCACCGGTTGCGCGAACCGACGGGCAATTGATGATCCACTCGCCGATTGAGTTAACGTATCCGGTGGTTTCCCTGCCGGTATCAGTCTTGACCCATACCCTTGTGAACATGCCGGGCTTCCGCTCAGATGAGCTAACCCACTCCATCAGTAGCTGCCCACAACATCGAAGAACCCGACACTATTACCAGCACTGATCGGCAGTTCACCAGTGCAGCCGCTAGTATCGAGTTTTACCAGTGAGTCGCGCAGCCAGGTGATACCGTCATCGCCGTACTCAAACGAGCGGGACGCACCAGACGGCGCGGCCTGCGATTTTAGGCGGCGAGCACCGGACGACGTCGCCATAAGCGCGGCGGCGTACATCAGGATCAGCTTCGCTGTGCATTCGTCATGCCCTGCGCCATCGAGGCAAGGAATGATTTTGTTCACCACGCAGAGGATAGGATCCAGTAGCGCTCCTGGTATGCTGTACCCCAACTCACCGAGGAACGCCTGCACGTCTGCCGCTGTGATTGGGTCAGCCATAGTTATTTCGCCTTCTTCGATTTTGTGGCAGATTCATCCTGCTGCTCTGCAGCATCGTCACCCGGCGTAGCCACTTTCAGCGTCTGATCGTCATCATTAATGATTTCAACCAGACCAGCGGCGGCCCAACGCCTGGCGACATCACCGCTTACCGAAACCTGCGCGCCAACCTCCAGCTTCTGGAGATTGGCACCGGAAAGCAGGTTGTCTCGAACAACTTTTACCAGTGCCATAAATACCCCTTAGCTGTGTGCGTAGATAACGGATTTACGATTGTTAATGTCGGTCTTAACCATCAGGCCCATCGCGCCCCAGGTGCGCCATACGTAGTCGCTGTTGTAGAACTGGCGAGGGTCTGCAACGGTACCGACTGCCTGACCAACAATCGGAGCGATAACCCCGGCTGTCAGCGGAACAATCAGGATTTGATTACCTGTCAGTTGCGCATCTTCTTTGATGGCAACGATGCCGGATAGCTTCAGCAGCTCCTGCAGGATGGTGTCAGACTGATAGTTATCGCTGAAGTAACGCTCCAGGTTAGTGATGATCTGACCGGAGACGTACCAGGTCTGCTGCGCATACTGTAGGTTGGTGAGTTTCATCACGTCACGCAGTGCAATGGTTGCGTTGCGAATTTGCTCAGCCGTAGCGCTACCGCTTGTGAAGTCGATATTCAGACCGGAAGCGCTGAGGTCAACAACCTGTACGCGCTCATCCGCTTTCACGCCTTTCCAGGTCTTGCCATCAAAAGCGATATATTTTCCAGCGGAGTCACGGAAACCGTTGAAGACGTAATCCACGTACTGGCGACGTACATCGTCAACAGATCCGCGCTGAGCGTCAGCCAGAGAAGCCAGAGCGGAACCTTTGTTGAAGATCGGGTCACGCCACTGGAATTTGAAGCCAGAATCGTGGATCGGAACCATCGTACCGTCGAAGGTATACGCTCGTGCATCCAGAGCCGCACCAATCTGGCCAGACATAGAGGTGTGAGCCCAGCCCCGACCACCAGTGCGAGCGTATTCGTACACCGACTCTTCAAGGCGAACTGAACGGGAAAGCGGGATCAGATCGTTAAGCAGGGTGAATTCAGTGGTGGGCTCAAACTCAGCCAGCACAGTCTGGTCGTAAGCGCGATACAGCCGGCGGATATCGTCAACAGCGTTTGTCGCGTCCAGCGCCGGTGTGTTCGCCGCATCACCGCGCCAGCGGGTGCGGGATACGAAATCAGCTACTGCTTGGGCACTCATGTTGCGCGCCAGTTGTAGTTCGTTAAACTGCGCCTGGTTGGCTTCAAGGTTGCCCGTCTCAGTCGCGCGTCGGGTCGAAAATACAAACATTCAGTCTCTCCTTACTTAAACACGACGCGAACCAGATCGCCTGCTGCGGCGGTCAGGGACTTGTCTTCTTCGACATAGGCAAAGATGGTTTCACCTGCTGCCAATGCTTTGATGCGGCCATTAGCCACAGAAACCGGCTGACCCTTAGTGTAGGTACCAGCGGCAGCGCGAACGTTGAGGAAAACGCCCGGTGTTGGCTGGATGTTTACTACCCAGTCACCGATTGCGTAGGTATCATCAACTGTTTTGCAGCGCAAATAGTCGTAGTTAGCGACGTAGAGGATCGCGTCTTCAGTGCCATCAACGGACGGTGTCGGTTTAGCCGCGCTGAAAAAGATGACGGTACCCGGCAGAAACGCTGCGGCCGCAGAACCTTCACGATTAAGTTGCGGGTTGGGGAAAATCCCGCCCGCGTGAATTACGTGTTTCCCGTCTTTAGCCATTTTTTACTCCGGCATTTCGCTGAAAGATTCGTTGTGGTTAGCCTGGCGGAAAGCACCATTCAGGCCGGTTGATTTCTGGCATTTGGCGTAAAAGCCATCGAGCGCTTTACCATCCAGATCTGCGACTTCTTCATCGCTCATGTTCATGGCGAGCTTTACCGCCGCGCGCTTCTCGCTCTTCTCTTTGTCAGAGTTGGCGGTCAGGCTGTTCACTACGCTGTCAACGCGATCAGCGAGTGCTTTTGCCCAGGCCGGCATGTCGTCGCTGTTAGTGGTTTGCTCTTTGGCTTTCTTATCGTCAGCCTCTTTTTTCTCACGAGCAGCCTTTTCTTCAGGCGTCTCCTGCTTGCCATCGGCGTTTTCCGCCAACATCTGGTTATACGCGTCCATCAGTTCAGCATCGGTTTTGCCGTCAACCGATTTGCCTTTCGCCTTCAGCGCATTAACGATGAGTTCTTTCATCGGGTCTGTTTCCTTCTGGGTTGAGTCGCTGTTGGCGCTGAAAAACGCCTTTAGCTGGTTGAGAAATGTTTTGAATGTGGGGTCTTGCGGATCTGGAACGCTGGATTCCTCAAGGTTGACTACTTCTATTTCAACCTCATCCCCTTCGGAATTAACGAAGATGCCTACGCCTTCCTCTGGCGTGCCAGCGCCGGGTTCATCGAGCAGCACCGCCACATGGTCAAACAACATGTTGGTGGCGATCTCGTTGTACTTTTTGCCCTTCGACTCACCGTTTGCCGCGATACCGGAATAGAGCAGCCCTGTTGAGATGTGGATAGGCTCGGAATTGGTGCCAGCCAGCATCTCGTCCAGGCGGTTAATCAGGCGCATGCCCTTCTCACTGGATTCGGCGTATTGCCGGTTAACGTACATGTCGCCCGTCACCTTTCCGTCTTTGTGGGTGACGTTCTGTAGCCAGGCCCCGACGTGGTACTCGTTCACTGCCCGCACGTCGCGCGCCGAAACGTGCTTGCCGTCCACTCTGGGGTGGCCCAGCGGCATCGGGTTACGCTCAAGCGTGTTGTAGGCTTTTTCGATTTCGGCTGCCGGGTACAACTTCCGGTTCATCACGATATCGTCCACGACAGGCGTGATGCCGCGAACCACGATATGTGGTTTGCCGTCGATGGTTTCAGTGGTGATGTTTGAAGCGGAGTTGACGACGGTCAGCACGTTAACGCGGTTGCGCTTCATGCTGGGTCCTCATTGGTGGATTTCAGGCAATAAAAAAGGCCGCCGTGGCGACCTTATTCTGCGATAGTTAATTTTTTACTCGTAACGCGACTTGTCGAAAGATTTATCGAGTTTTTTAAGTATATAGTCAAATACGCTTGTGAAATCACATTTGTCGCTGACATTTCTGCATTCAATATCTTTACCAGAAATGTTAATAATATAATTTCCATGCTCTTTACGGAAATAGCATTCAAATGGTATCCCACAATTTAAGATTTCACTGCCAAATTCCGATAAGTTGATTTGCACATAGAAGTGCAAATGATTCTGCTCTCCTTCTATTTTCTCCATAAATGAAGGAGAGGCTTGTTTTACGTTGTTTCCATCCATCATACCTATAGTAACTATGGAATACTTTTTATCGCTGCCATCACACAAGACAAAGCCATCAACTCCAAGATATGACACCAAATCAGCACCAAACCTGTTTATTCTCTGCTGAAGATCATTCCAATATCTATTTTGTTGCGCTCTATACTCGGTAAGCTTTTGTTGAATTCTACTGTAAATATTCATTTGCATCTCCTTGTGTGTGTTTGCAATATGTATATTTTCAATACATTGATCAACTATCAACCTCCCACTTCTTGCGTTCTGTCAAAAGCTTCTTTTCTAGCCCTTCGTTAACAATTCTTCCGTCGTTGTTGAGCAGCACCGGAATCTGGCTGCAGTAGCAGTTATACCTGTTTCCGCTTACTGAGTACCACTCTCTTACCTCTGCAACGGTTCTGATCTTTCCGTGCCAGTATGCATGAGTTTGCCTGGTTGTCGGCTTCAGCGCTGAAAGGTGAAGCAATCCAGTTTTTAGAGCAAGCCTTTCTGATGCCCACTCTGTTTCATTCCATTGCGCTTCTCTTAGTGCGCCGACTTGCTCAGTTTGAGCAATGTTTTTGGCGCTGGACATGCTTACATCAAGCCGCTTACTGATAATTCGCGCAGTTTCTCTGGGGCTAACTCCACGTCCAATTGACTCTGCAATCACATTGGCAAGGTCAGCCCTTGCGGCATCGCTAATTCCTTTCCAGTCGCTGTAAGTACTAACGTAAGCGCTGGCTATCTGGTTCTGATATGCAGGGCTGGAAAGTAGTTGCTGTAGCGTAGTCTGGCTTTCGTAAACCGATGATTGAACGGACAGATTAGTAAACGCTGCCAGCGTACCGCGCTTGTACTCTGCTGCCACATATCCAAAAGCCCACAGATTCTGACTTCCACCATCAAGAAGCGAGTCATCGAGGATAGTTTGCACAACCTGAAGCAGGTCAGTCAGTTGCGCAGCGGACATGTCGTAGATGTAAGTCCCGGCATTGACCTGATACAGCGAAGGTTCAACGCCGTCGTTGGCGCACATCAGCCAGGAGCGATCGCCGTTGACTTCTCGCTGCCGTCCAGTCAGACGCATATCGAAAAGCGCTTTCAGGCGACGCTTGATATTCAGATATCGTTCTTCGATATCACTGAACATCCTGCTGACCTGCCGCGATGATTGCGTAGGGTCAGCCTTGTTGCGCGGTACGATCGGCGTTCCGATTCTCGTCTGCTGGATTGAGAGGATCATCGGTAATCACCTTCTGGTCAGGGTCGGGAGTTTTAACCTCTTTGCGAGGTTCAAGCTCACCCACTGCGCGGATTTCATTTTCGTCTACTGCAGGCGTGCCGAATGCCTGCTGAGTGTCTTTAGCCACAGTCGCCATCGCCTGCATATTGGCAATCTTCTCTTTCTCGCTTGGTGCTAGCAGATCAGACCATGCCAGTGTCACCTCACCAGAAGAAGGCGGGTCAATGACGCCAAGATTCCAGAAGCGCTCCAGAATGTTTTCAACTACCGTCGACTGGAATCCCCAACGCCGACCATTACAGCGCTTCGCCCAGTCTGTTTTATCCTCATCGGAGGCAAGCCGCCCCGTTTGCTGGCCGAACAGAATGGTGAATGGACACTGAATTGAAGCCGCGAATTCGTTAGCGGTGACTTCCCATGTAGGCTTAGGATCGGCTGCAGCAACAGAGAGTACGGAGGGTGTTCCTGCTTGCATAACCAGTGCTGCATCAGTGCCACGGTTCATCTTGGCGACCTTGTCGTTCAGTGCTTCCCCAAGATCTTTGTAACCAGCGTCTGTCGCGGCCTTGACTAGCGCTTCCATCTTTGTTTCTTTATCGAAAGCTATCCCTAACTGGCGACTGGCATTTTTAAGGAACCCTTCGGCGCTACCACCCGACACTTTCTCCAGGTCGAGAAGTTTGTTATAGCCAGCGCGCAGGAAAGGCACACCCGATAGCATGTTTTCATCTTCTGAACCTTCGCTCAGTATGATGATACGGTCAGGGTGAACGGTTACGCCGCGCACCGGGCCGTTTGTACCGTCATCGCCGACTGGCTGTTCATTGAAGTTATACGAAACCGGCTGCCCGTATGTTTCTGAAAGCGTATCGGTGTCGAAGTTTCCCGGCTTAACCTGCGACTCCCATGCAGGGATGAGCTTCACAATGGATTTATCTTTCAGCCTGGCGACAACCATTTTATCTACAGGCTTGCTCCATTCCCTGCCGTCACGGAACTGGATGAGCAGCGCAGAGTAACGACCGACAAGGTTGCGACGGTCGGCATCCTTGATTTTCGGCCAGTGCTTTTTGAGTAGCTTCGTTACCGCCTTTTCCCATTCCGTAGTTTTGGTCGCCTCTTTTGCTTCCTCACCGTCGATGATTGTCGGGTTATCAGTCCAGCATGCGTCAAGTAGCTTATGTACTGCGGCGTAAGCTACGGCGTTTCGCTCGTAGGCACGATAGTAACGGTCGAATTCAAGGTTGTTCGGATAACCAAACTCATCCCACAGCTTCGTGCGTTTGGTATTACCCGGCTGGCCTGCGTACAACATGCGCTGCCGCCCGATAGCATCAGCAAGGGCATTAACGAGGAATTGTTCCCCTGTGCTTAATTCACTCACTGAGTGCTCCTTAGAAAAATATTGCGCCGACCTGCTTCGGCGAATGCAGAACGCGGTATCGCGTTGCGTCGTAGTCGTGATCTTCTTGAGTAGTGTCCACGTCGTCCGGCTTTTTATCGTCACGTACAAGCACCGGTATGCGGCTTATCCAGCCACGGCAATGCTCCATGACGTAAAAAGCTGGTTTATCCGGCATACCAGATTCCGATTTCTTTCCCTCAACTACAGCCTCAAGCATGTCAGCAAAGAGCGATGCGCCGTTGATGCGCGAACCGGGTTTCTTATCGGCAGCGAGCCAGGTAACGCCCTGCGCTTCCATTTTCTGCGCGATTGATAGTTCGTTATCGCCAGTGTTGAAAATTGCACCGTCAGCCGGACCCGGAATAACGCTGCTGCATATTCCCGGCACGATGTGCATCTGCCCCTTACCCTGAACTTCTTCAGGCTCTTCCACATCTTCACCGGCAAGGCGCTTATCAATCCACGCCACGCCCTTTGCAACGTTGGTAGAGGACATGTTCAGGCCTTTGTTCAGCTCATCAGGCGGGCAGCCATACCATTCTCCAATCAGAACCAGTGTTCCGGCAGGAGGGCAGAATTTTCGGCCATCTGGCAATGTTGCCTCGGTGCCGTCAGATTGTGCCCACCACAGGTTAGAGAACGGCTTCGACTCTCCCCAGTCATGGGAGCGATCCACCGTCCAGCTATCCGGGATGCGGAATGGCTTAATAACATGCAACGAAGCATTCCACAGGTGGTCAAAACGGCCACCGCTGGTAACATCCCAGGAGCCTTCCACCCAAGCCTTACGACGATTTGGGTCTTTGATAGCCATTAGCGTTGCGATGTACTGTGGATCGAGATAAGGGTTCTCTTTGAACGAGCCGTGAATGGCAACGCGTGTAAGCGTGACATCTTCTTCCCGCTCGGTCTGAGGGTTAAACACCTTCTGCGTTTCGCGAATGATGGTGCCGCGCGGTGCTGGCTCAATGAAGCGTTTTTTCACCCACGTATGGCCGATGCCGAACGGGTTTGTCGTGCTGAACGTTTCCAGGGGGATGGGCTTCAACAGGCTGCCGTCCGACAGCGGGTAGTTTTCTGGACGGAACGACGAGCGTCGGCAGGAGAACATCATCTCGTAGAACTCAGCCGACTGCTGCTTGGTTAGCTCGTTAAAGCCGATGAACGGGAACTCCTGTCCGTGATAGTCCCAGTAGTCACCCTCTTCTTTCCCGAAGCGGAAAAGCAACTCTTCGCCGGTAGGCCATACCCAACGTAATTCACTGGCTGATGCCAAATAGCGAGCGCCGTCGTTAAACAGGCGGTACATACGCTTTGACTGGGTGATGATGTCGGTGAGGTTTTTATATTCAGTATCGAAAATCACGCCGCGCCAGAACGAGCCATAGCCCAAACCGACCAGGCGACGGAAGCGCGCCAGCTGCGCGGCAGTTTTACCCGGCCCGCGCGTACCCTCATAGAGGATTTCGTTACACGGGCAGCTCAGGGATAGAGATTGCGACCCCGGCAAAGGTTTCCAGACGGCTTTGTAATTCATCCACCAAGAACCTCGCTCTGCTGTTTCTGTGCTGCAGCTTCCCAACTGTCCACGTTGTCGCTGGTCGGTACCAGCATGACGTTGTGAGTGACGTCCTTAACGGGCTCTTTCTCACCAATGTCATATGCCTGACGTTCAAGGCCCACAAGGTTTTTCATCGCGTCACTCAGCGCTTTCAGTGCTTTGACTCGTTCCGGCATGCTAATAATCGAGTGATAAATCTCGTTGAGCTTATCGCGTCCATTCTCGTCCGGTTCCAGCATCAGTTCGCCGAGCTTACGAAGAGAAGCTACGTCGGCACACTCAGCACCTAACTCATCAAACAATGCGTTGGTTATCTCCCTGGCCCGGCGGATATCACCGCGGTGCTCCATGCGTACCGTGGCAATAACCTCGGCAGTGGCCTCTATCAGTACGCGCTCAGAAAGCACTGTTTCGCTGCGTACCTGTTTGCGTACCTCAGCTTTGCGTACCAAATCGTCAGCGCGTTCTTTCACCTTCGCATTCAGGTCTCGCGACCAGTCGTCACGCTTGGCGCGCTTACGGATTGCACCTTCGCTTATACCGTGTTGTGATGCTATTTCTCGGAGGGACATCACTCCGGCCCGGTATGCCGTCTCGATGGCCTCCCAGTCCGGTTTGCTCATTCGTTACTCCGTTATTTTCGATTCGATGGTCGCCATACAGTGAAATCCCCTTAAGTTTTTTCAGCGAATTGGCGATAACGATTCTAGTGACTGATAGAAAAGGAAGAACAATGATTAGATGTGTAACCCCCGCCTATAAAGACATCTGGAATATTTGCGAAAATTCAGATCGAAGCGATAAGGCCGTAATTCTTATCGTTAATAGTGCTTGGGCAAAAGAAGTTGCCTTAGCTCAATTCAAAGAGGATGGGTACGACCCTAAAATCGCTAAAATAAATTCTATCAAGGAATGGATGACACAAGGCGGAGAGCTAAACCCATCGATAATGCACATTTCTCGCGATGGCATAACAAGGTTTGACGAAGGCAGAACTCGCGCGATCGTGGCTGACGAAAAAGGCTACCATGACTATCCGATCGCAACCACTTACCGCCACGCTATGAATCTCAGGCAGCACTGGGGCTCAGTATCGCGCGCAAAAAAGGTGTTTGATTTTACTGAGTGCTGGGATCATATAGATAACGCGATAATCTTAGGAAATCCATAAATACTGGCATATGCGTTTAACGCATATGAACGTTCAAATCGTTGAGGTACTCGCGACAGAACATCTCTTGCTTGTCGGTGAGTGCCATGTAAATACCTTTGGAGGTAAAAGTGAGAAGAATGCCACGTGGTAGTAAAGGAATGAGAGCCACCCAGCAAACAGCAAGACGATACAGGCGCTCTAATCCCAGCAATGCCAAAAATTTAGGCTGTATTTCCTTAATAATGTTTGCGGTAATTTTTATCTACTTCATGACCCAATAAATGCCACACATCTCCGCCAGGTTACCCATTATCAAGCCCACCCGGAGATGAGCTTTGGAATGGCTACCTTGATTTTGCTTCCGCTCGTTTACGGCGACGCTCTTCTTTCTTCTCAGCGTTTGCCATGTCCATAAATGCCTGCATGATGGCATTACGCATCATATAGCTGACAAAGTGATGATTAACACAGCCGTTGAGGCGTAGCTGCTCGCCAAACTGATCCACCGAAGCCAGCGCATCCATCATGCCTTTCTCGCCTTTCATGAACTCTGAGAAGTCGCGCCCCGCTCTGGAGGCGCATTCGATTATTCTGTTGCTCATAATTAGGCTGCCGCATATAGCATTTTCATCTGCCCTTTGACATGAAACGCCGCCATACAGCGGGATTCGAAATCGCGGTAGTCAGCACATCCATTTGCGATACTGGTTACGGCGATAATTTGATGCTCTACCAGCTTCAGCGCTTCAGGCTTCAGGTGCTGATGAATCTTTTCGCCTTTTGCAAGGCGTGATTTCACTTCCTGATAAACATCCTCTGGTAGTACTGGTCCGTATACCCATTTGGCGCTAATCATCCCGAACAATGCAGGTCGGCGGTTTGGCCTGTGACGTGGAAGCCCGGACATTTTGAATAATGCCGCATAGAATGGATCGCTAAATCGCTTTTCCCACGGCACTGATTCATCCAGCAGGAACATCGCTGTAATGCGTGAATCGGTAGTTGAGAAAGAACCACCACGGACAATCGCATCAATCTGCTCGTCACACCAAATTTCGAAGTCAACTGAAAGCCAGCGGGCAAACCTGATTGCAAGCTTTGGATGAATCCATGTACCACCTTGCGGGCCAGTCTTTGTTGCAACAAGTCGAGTTGCCTTAACAAACCTCAGCACTTTTGCTCGTGATGCAGCAGTTGATGTATCTAACTTCCTGATTTCATTAATTTCTGTCAGAAACCCGGAATTTCCGAATAGCTTTTTAGACAGAGCGGACATATATTCAAGCACATCTATCTGTCGAAGCCATGATGTTGTTTCTTTCCCGAATTTTGCGGCAACATCAGTAGCATTGATCCAGCCTTCATCATTAAAGCGAATCTTCAGCCCGTCATAATTCAAAGGAATAATGTTGGTCATCGTATTTACCTTTCTGTGGTATGAGCCTGCTCGCGTAGACATGGACGGCCAAGAGCGGAACGATGAAATCCACCGCCCTGTCTCAGACTCACACTACGGAAAGCTCTTGTGAAAATACGCACGCGAGTGCGCTGGTTTGGAGCAATAAAAAAGCCCCGCATTTCAGCGAGGCTCATTTAATGGACTTTGTACTTTGCAAAGTGCGGTCAAGATTTTTTATTTCAGGCACTGCGTGTTGATGTAGTCCTGCAAATACTTCATGGCTTTCTGGTCGCGGATGATTCCGGATCGGATACCGAGAACGTTTCGTCCAGCAACGTCAGAGAGTTCGACGGTTCCTGCATCGCCCACCCCGCCGGTGGAGGTGGTGTAGTCCTGAGCGGGACATTTGCCTTTGACGCGCACCCGGCCACCATTATCGAGACGCTTACGCAGAGCATCATTTTCAGCATTCGCATCGGCAAGCTCCTTTGTGTATTTCGCGTCGAGTGCAGCGTTGTCTCGCTGGCGCACAGTCATATCGACTATGGTGGCGTTCGCGAGATTCAACCTTTCAGTGGCCTTATCGCGCTGCTCTTTGTAGGTGACGGCATTATCACGATAGTGATTAACCGCCCAGCCAAGCCCGATAATCAGGAATACGATGACAGCGCCAAAAATTGCGGTTACACGGCTCATCAAAACACCCCCGGCGCAGATGGTGGCGTTCCGGGATTCAGTGGGCCAAAACCACTGTCAGATTTCTGAGGCTTCTCGCCCCACAGGCAGACTTCGCGCTCAATCTCCCGGCGATTTATTAGGCCTTTCCACTTTTTACCGCCTGCAAACACCCAGCGGCGTAACTCATCGCATGCGCCTGTGTAGTTCCGGGCGTTGAGCTTTTTCATCAGAGTGGAATTTATCGCGGCATTTGCGCCGACGTTATAGGCGAAAGAGTAGATTGCGGCCCGCTGGGTTTCAGTGGCTGGCACTTTGATATGCGGGTCAACCTGCCGGGCGATGCGGGCCATGTCGGACCGGGTTAGTGCGTCACACTCCCGGTCGGTGTAGCGCTTGCCGGGAATAATGTCTTTCCCTGTATGCCCGTCGCAGACGGTGAGAACGCCAACCACATCGTAGTATGGAACATGCTCGCGCCCTTCCAGCCCGTCTTTCCCGGACACCATAGCTGTCGCAATAACAATTGCCCCACCACCTCCGGCGACGGCTCCAATAATCCGGTTTCGAAGTGTGGAAGACATAGCCATGTTATTTATCCTGCGGCTGCATTACCGCGTCGATGTCCTGAACGATTTTTGCCGCTTCCGGGATGCTGTTAACGTCACCCCGCGCATAAGCCGCCTTGAGTATTTCCGTTCGCTTCCGGTTTTCTTCAGTTTCGGCTTTATTTTTCCTGTCGTTTGACCGGTAGGTCAGCCATGCGAACAACGCAGAGACCACCGCGCCAAATGCAAACAGCACATCCTGCAATGTCAGCATGGTCAGAAATCCTGTTATTGAAGACCAGAAATACGACCAAAAGCCGTTGTTTGTATTCATGCGATGCATTCCACACCTCCAGTTGTCAGGGGGTGCTGTGAGTAGTCGAAGGATCAGGCCACGGACACTCAGATAAAGGTTCGATGGGGGTTGATTGTCCGGGCCTGAAAATAAAAAACCCCGGCATCAGCCAGGGTAATTCGTGCTCTGTTTCGAGTTGATTTGACGAGCCGAATGCGGGAGTGATTCGGCTCATTTTTTGATGCGAATAAGGCAATAAAAAAGCCACCGTAGCAACTTAAGAGTCACTAACGGCAGCTTACCGTGTAATTATGGCTAAATGGATAATTAGTTGTCAAGCACTTTAGGAGCAATATGCTTGACTTTGCCAACACGTTTACGACTTTTGAAAGCAACTTGCATCGGTTGGTACAAAACGAAGAGCGACGCATTGAGGATTTCGTCAATTTCGTTTCGGCAGGTTGCTAAAGATGGTTTCCTCCACCCTTCCCCGCTTCTTCCGCACATCTTGCGTGGCTTTGCAGTCGCATGATAGTACGATGCAATTGCTCTCTTGGATGAGCCGTGAGAGTAGTAACTAAGCAGAATGCCGAAGGCCTTTGTGTCGATGCGCATAACGGAATCTACGACCTGAGAAATCAACATTCCGTCATCGTCATTGCACATTGGCCGCGTCATTACCCTGGTCGGATCAACCTTCTCCATGAACTGCGCTATAACGCTGCTCATGCGCTTTTCAAGTCTGCCTGAGTAAACCCATGCCCCCCATAATTCAAGCCAGCCGTTGAGCCAGTCATGCTGTTCTTTGTTTAGGTTTAGCTCTCTCGTTCTCACGCTGCATCCTCCGGGCCGTCCGGCTTGTTAATCCCCAATCGGTTGATCACCTCTCGGCGCATAGCTTCAAGGCGCTGACGAGTTTCCTCGTTAGTCTGTAATGCCTTGTCGATATTGGTGAGCATCTCCCGGTCTTTGTGGCGCTGATGTGCTGAATTGATGGCTGTTATTGACATGACTGGCCTCCTGACAAAGACTTGATGAACCGGTATTTGCACATCACGTAATTACCCTTGCGGATAGCTCTGAGCGATTTAACCCGCATCTTGTGCCGGTGGTTCTGGATGGGTAGCCAGACAAAGAGAAACGCCGCCCAGACGCCAACAGCGATGTAGAATTCGATATTCATGCCGCTTCCTCCCGACTGTTACGCAGGTCTTTAAGCTTCTGCTGATACTCCGCCTTGATTGCCTTGCATTCATCGATAGTCCAGCGATGTCGGTTATGGTTGGATTCAATGTCCTCCACCTGCTCAATGCCTATCCGCCTGATTAGCTCAGCCCGATACGGCACCAGATTTCCGCTCTTGTGCTGATTACATACCGAACATTGCTTCCAGATTTGTCGAGGGTCGAACCTTAGCTGTGGTGCGGCGGCCGTGGTGCGATAATGGCCGGCATCCCATTGAGCGGCGCTCATCGTTCCACACGAAACGCAGGGAAGGTCTCTGTCTCTTTCTCTGATGAAGGCGTTTACTGCTTGCTGGGCTTGCTTAATCCAGAAACTACGGGGTTTTAATGCGAGGCGTCTTACTTTGAGTTTGTCTTTCTGCTGCTGTTCTTCTCGTCGTCGCTTTTTGTCTGCTACCTTTTCCTCCTTCTCTCGCTCTCTGCTCCGCTTTGCCAGTGCCAGTTTTGTTCCGCATTCCGGTGAGCACCACCATACATTCGCAAATTTGGGGTGGAACCACTCCCGGCATTCTTCGTTTTTACATCGCCGTCTGATGCTGCGAGACATATTCCCTCCAGTGCTTAACCATGATTTTATGAGGTACGCGAAAATGCACACCGTTAGCGCTTGCCCATTGCTTTATTGCTGACGGGGTGCGTCTCAGGGTTTCAGCTATCAGAGCGACCGGCACCTTTCCGGCGACGCGCCTGATGTAGTCCGTCTCACGCTTCGTGTAGGGCTTACCGGGTGAGTTAGGTTTAGCCATCTTCTTCTTCCGTCATGTGTAGATTGGGGTCGCGATATACCACGCTCTCCAGAGCACAGGATTCGCAACAGTAGGTTTCGTCTTCGGCTAATGGGTTAGTGCAGCTACAGCAGTAACCAGAGCGGGTAATGGATTGCTGTTCGTAATGGTGGGAGGATTCAGGAGTTAGCATGGCTGGCGTCCTGCATCATGAGGTAGGCAATCATCGCTGCGCGGAGTGGGTTTTGATGTGCCTCGCCGTCAATCTGCCACTCAACTCCGTCTACCCAATAAGCATCAGATGACGCAAGCCACATTCCATGGTCATATCTGACTATTGAAATGCCGTTACTGACAATAATCGGCCATGCGTCGGCGGGGTTGTTACAGGGATTGAAGCAGTTACCATTTGAAGGCTTGTAGCCACCAACCCGGTATTTGCATGTCTGCCAGATTGGTCCACGCTCAGTTTCTGGGATATCCTCATCAAAGCAATCATCACCCTCCGCATTCATGAAAAAATGCTCTTTCATGCCGAGCACTATTGCTACGCGGCAGTTAATTTCGAAATCACTTAGCTTGCTGTAGTCAGTCATGTCTTTTCCTCGCACGCATACGGTCCCACTTCACCTGGGTGAGATGAGCGGTATACGGGAATGATTTAATGTCGGATGGGTTTGGTTCTGGCTTGCGTTTAGTGCGGGTGGTGACGCGGAAAATCATATTGTCTATCGCTATTTGGGTAACGCTTCGTCGTCGTGTCATGCGACCACCTTAAGCGTTGCTGGCCTCATTCTTCTTCTGCCGTATTCCATCAGCGTATCGCGATCAACAGTTGTCATTCGGCAATCGCCAGCGCGTGGGTATGGATGCCAGATAACCAGCATTTGGCCTTTGTTATTCCCTGACACCGGTTTGCCAGTTGATGCGCTCAGGAATGCCAACCGACCGCCAGTAATAAACCTTACCTCGTGCGCCGTCTTAATCGCCTCGAGAAACCAGCCAACCGAACAATCGGCGTTGAGTAGCATCACAACACCGGTCCAGTTATCTGCATTCTCCTGAGCAGCCTTTTTCACGAATGGCATCGGCTTGCTGTACGGCGGGTTAAGCCAGGCATATCCGGGAATGTCCGGCATCACTTCATTCCACGGCGTTTTGAGCGTGTCCTGGTATTCGGTGATGAAGTGGTTGCACAGACTGTTATCGGCGCTGGCAGCGGCATCCAGCACAAAGCAGAACTCAGCGTTCAGTGCGTGAAATATTTCAGGTGGGGTGCGCCAGCGGTCTTTATCCTCAGGCGGGGTATTTGATTTGTCGGTCATGCTGCTTTTCCTGTTCGTTGGGCCCATTCGTATTCCCGGCGAGAATCATCACTCCACCTGACGTTTCGCTCAGCGCCGAACCAGAACATGATTTCGATTAACTCCGTCATGCTGGCCTTGCGCATCTTGCTGGTACGAACGCCGAGCAGCACAACGCCGCCGTCAATGCCCGGGACGCTTCGTTGCTCAAGCTTCTTCGTCTTCAGCCATAGCGCGGTGAATATGTCTTTCCAGTCTTCAGGCGCTAACCGCTGTCCATGCCAGAGAACCTGACGCGAGACGTCCTGAAGCATCGGCCAGAGACGGTCGTTCTGCGCTTTGGTGCGCTTGGGCTCTTTAACGTGGATTTCGTGAGGTGACTTATCGTCGAGTGGTAATGAGAGAATGGTGTCTATGGCGTTATTTCTGATTGCTTCGCTTCGAAGCAGGTATGTTTGCTTCATGGCTGACCCTCTGATTCCACAAATTAATGCCCTGTTCTTCGGTTAACCCAAACGGGCCACGACAACCACACGCCGGACAATCGGCGAAACTCCATTTATTTCCGTAAACAGCCTTGTCAACGTTAAGACCAATAATCGGATTGTTGCAAAATGGACAAGGTTTCAACTCGCTCACTTGCTGTCCCCTTTTACTGTAAGACCAGCGGCAGTTTCGAATGCTTTCCTCGTAATTTCTTTGCTTCGGTCTATGTCATCCTGCATATTTCGAAACTCAACTTTCTTCCTTGAACATTGCAAGGTGTATCCGCATCGGGCCATGTACCAAAGGAAGGTATCGATGACATAAATATGCCCATCCCGTGGATTGCCGTTCTCGTTGGCGTTATGAATCGTGTTATGCATAGCTTTGAACACGTCTTTCTGGTCGTGAAAGTCCCGCAAAAACTCCGGCAGGTATTCGCCACTCTGGAGCCATGAAACTAAATTGGATTCTTTTCCCATATTCCCCTCCACATGCCAGCAGGCTGGCTGCTAATCTATTTTTCCGCCATCAATCCATCGTTGTAATACGTCGATTAATTGAGCCGCTTGTTGTTTGTCAAAAATTATCAGGTCAGCGCCCTGGCACATCCCGGCAGTACTAAGCCCATCACCAACATGTGCCTCGTAAACTTCAAACGGGTAATGATTTTCTGTTTCGTCGATTATCACTCTCCCACTTCCATCAGCTCATCGGGAATGTCTACCTCATCGCCAAGCTTTGCAGATATCGATTCCGTGCAGGCTTTCCATGCAGACCACATGTATGAATAAACCTGGATGGAGTAACCACCGCTTAGAGTGCGTTGTTTTTTCAAGTATCCCCAAGGCAATGCACATGACTCCTCAACCCAATATTCAAACTCTTCGCGGCTATTACCGCTAAGCTCTGATGTTTTTACTTTCACGATTTATCCTCAAATAAAAAGGCCACTGTGTAAGTGGCCCTGTTAATCTTCTTCGCCTGTGAAGACCGTCCATTTTCCGACGCCTTCCCATCGACCGTATCTGTTGCTCGTCGCGTCATAGCTCCTGCCAAAAACTTCATAGCAATACAGGAATACATGTAGCCATGTTTTTTTGGGTTTAACGGTTGGATGCCTACGATTTATTGCCATGTACCAGCGCGTCATGCTCCACGCTTCGACAGCAGGCCAGATGAACCAGACCCATGCTATGAACAGGATGAATATCGCCAGAAGCGCATTAAGAGCGATGCCGGACGCCATCAGGTAAGTGTTCATACGTCAGCCCCTTTCGCGTAACGCTTGCCGGAAGACTTCGGTGCGTTTGCTGATATGCATACCGCACGGGCCTCATCCTGATCGCATCCTATAAAGTGACCGTTAACGAATCGCTGATAGACCGTACCCAGCGAGCCAAAGCGGTTTTTGGTCACGATGATTTCAGCAAAAGGCGCTGCAGGACTGTTCTCGTCATACACTGCCTCGCGGTAGAGCATGATGATGGAGTCGGCGTCCTGTTCGATGCTTCCTGAGTCGCGCAAATCTGCGTTGGTAGGCCGCTTGTTTGGTCGCTTCTCAACATCGCGGGATAGCTGGCTTAACGAGATGACCGGCGTTCGTAAATCCTTTGCCATCGCCTTGAGGCTTCCCGAGATGTGCGCGATAGCGAGGTCGTTACGGTCAGCTTTCGGTTTCTCAATCAGGCCAAGATAATCAACCATGATTAGCGAAAGGTGTTGGTGCTCCTGCTTGTGTCGTTCTGCCACTGCGCGAATCTCTTCGACGGTAAGCTTGGAGGAATCGACCAGCCAAACATCCAGCTCTGCAAGGTGGCAAATTCCGTTTGATACCCGCGCCCAGCCTTCGTCGTCCATTCGCGCCGGGTTGCGCAAAACGTTAACCGAAAGATTACCGGCCCCCGCAATGCTTCGCTCTGCGATCTGGAGTTTGCTCATCTCCATGCTGAAAATCAGCACACCGCGCTTTGTGTCTGTGCCGGGTAATTTCCGGTTAGCCACCCCTTCGGCAATCTTCAGTGCCAGCTCCGTCTTACCCATACCGGGCCGCGCCGCGATAATCACCAGGTCTTCGGCGTTCATTCCGCCTGTAATGGCGTCCAGTTCGTCGATACCGGTCTTCATCGTGTCCGACTCTTCACCGTTGCGTAAGCGCTTCTCCAGCGTTTCGGCATAATCGTCCAGCACATCACCAAGACGTACAGGCTGCACCTGTTGCTTTGGCTTCCTGATGGCTCCCAGACGCTTTACCAGCTCGTCCATTGCCTGTGTCGAGGCGTCCAGCGTTCCGTTGCTGATTGGCCCGCGCATTTCATCCATCAGCTGCAAAACCAGCCGGCGCTGATAGGCATCCGTCACCATTCCGGCGTAGCCTTTAAGGTTTGCCGCGCTGGGGCATGATTTGGCAGTTTCCATGATGTCTGCGAAATGACCTTCCCCGCACTCTTCGGCAACCATCAGGCCGTCAATCAGGTTACGCACGGATGCGTGTTTCTGGATGACTCTGTAGGCTGTCTGGTAAACAGGAATGGAGAATGCTTCTGCCGGTAACGTCGCAAGCACTTCACTGGCTGTTGGAGTAAGGCCGCCAATCAGCAGGCCGCCGATAACGCTGGCTTCGATATCCTGTCTCATAGTGTTCCCTCACGAATTGCGGTTAAAACTTTTGGCTGAAGCAGATAGTCGAATGTAGCCACCCAGCCGCGATCGTTATCTCCGAAGTGGAAAGGTCTTGCAGCGTTCATGAAGGCTTTGACGTATGCCCGGTAACCGTCGATGTTTTTGGTCGCGAGAGAGTCAATTAGCTTTTTCAGTTTGCGCTGGCGTTCGGCATTGGCTTCAACAGCGTGAGGAAGACGATCCCCAACAATTTCATTGAACGCTGCCAGGTATTCGTCGTAATTGATGCGGACGGCTTTTCGCTTTTCAGGTTTAACCGGCTCGCGGTCATCGCAAGATGACTGTGTGTTTTCTTTTCTTTCTTTCTTTTGAATAGTTTCTTTTGTGTGACTCTGTTTTGGTGACAGGGTGGTCACCGTTTTGGTGACATCTTTTGTCACCAATGCAGTGACATTGTCACCAGAATAGTGACACCCTTCGATTTTCCACTCTGAGATGTTCTTGTTCGGGCCAATCTGCATCCCTTCTTTCTTCAGAACATTCATAGCGATAAGCTCGTTTTTAGCCTTGTTAACCTTCTGCCGAGGGAGTCTTGTCAGGGCTGATATCTGGCTATCGGAAATGCGATCCATTTTCTTGCCGAATCCGTATGTTTTCCTGCAAATGGCATGAGCAACCTTGCTCTGGTTCTTCGTCAAATCAGCGCCTATAAGCTCGTCGTACAGCGCGTTAGCAAGACGGGTATACCCATCTTCGAGATCAGCCACGCGTTGCTCCACAGGCCGCTCTTTGGGCCTCAGGTGTGTTACTGTTGCCAGATTACTCATGACCTTTACCTCTGAATAATTGCTTCACCCTTTCCCACTCAGCCCGGAATCGACCAGGCTGCTTGAAACCGGACAGGTAGCGATCACGAATAATGTTTTTGTGTAATTTGTCCTGGTCAGGACTGAGTGGCTTTGTCATGCGTCCTCCCACCCCGAGCTTTTCAGCCACTCGCGGTATTCAGTGAGAATTTTTGATGCGCCTTCAGGTAGCGGGAGCGCAATATCAAAATCAGCGATGATCTGGATAAACTCACGCGCTTTTGCGGCGTTAAACTGCGGTAGCGCTGCGCTACGGGTGAGTTTCTTCTTACCCGCTGCCTTTGCCTTGCTCATCTGCTCGACGGCTACAGAGGACGCCTGAGGGCCATGCTCGCGTGATAATGCGACAGCGGTAGTCGCCGCCACTTCACCGGAACGAACCATGTCGATCAGCTCATCACCACACGCCAGTAACTGGAGGTGGTGATCAACATCAGCCACTGACCGTTTAACCTTCTTCGCAATCTCTGCCGGCTCCCACCCCTGATTTATCAGGCGCTGGTATGCGGCGGCGCGTTCCAGTGGCGTCAGAGGTTTGCCCTGTGAACTGGTGACCATGAAAGCAATGCGATCGGCGTCGGTACCGATAAAATCCTTGCACTCAAGGCGGGGGATTTCGGTACCGGATTGCTGAGCGGCCAGCGCACCATAATAGCGGTGGTGACCGTCGATTATCTTCACGCCCTTCTCCGTGACCTGCACGGCCAGCGGAGGGACATACTCACCGGCGATAAACGCATCGCGGAACTCTTCAACGTGTATCTGGTCGATTTCGCGAACGTTGAAACCGGGCTCGACGTAGATTTCTGCCAGCGGTACCAGGAACGTTTTCTTAACCGTTGTCTCGGTACCGTTTCTATCTTTGGACTTGTAAAGCTGGGATAGAGAACTCATAATTACTCCTGTAGAAATACACATATGTGTTGGCGTAACACAGTGTTATCAGGCCTCAAACGTTGGCGCGTTTGGGGCTTTTTCTTTGGTTAGGATTGATGCAACCTGACGGGCAAGATGTGCCATTTCGTCATCGACAACACCCCACTCCAGAACGGCGAGAAGCATCGAAAACTTGGGTATCCAGTCTCGTTTCCACCGGCTAATCTGCGCTTTATCCACACCTACAGCTGCGGCTGTTTTCTCAGTGCCGATTAATGCGATTTTGTTGAGTAATGCGCTCTCAATGCGGAGCGCCTCATTGCGTTTGTTTGCGTGTTCCATCGTTGATACTTCCCTTTAGTGAATAGTTAATGAGCGCACACCCATAACGGGTGACGCATAGTTGTTTATTGATTTGGGATTCGCTTTGCAGCGACGTAGGACGTCATGTCCGTTGTGAAAAGAGCATGGTAATTAAGCGGCTGCGCGGTAAGCAGCTTCTTGATACTTCAGGGCACCAGCAGTAACGACTTCTAGTCGGTAGGCGTCTTTCTCAGGGATGATTTCTTTCCATTGAGAAACGGCGGCATCGCTAATTCCTAAAGCTTTTGCTACCGCTCGCTGGGTTCCGAAGTGGTCAATAACATCTTTTTTAAACATGGACTCGCTCCGAAAATAAAGAACACTTAAATTATCGCTTAAAGGAAACTTAAGTCAAGTAGATTTAAGATGTCTTAACTATGGAAAAATTCACGATGGGCGATCGTATTCAAGCGCGACGCAAAGAGCTAAAAATTAATCAGGCGACTTTAGGCAAGATGGTCGGCGTTTCTAATGTGGCAATTTCACAGTGGGAACGAGGCGAGACTGAGCCTAGAGGGGATAATCTTTTGTCACTGGCAAAGGCATTGCAATGCACGCCTGCCTTTTTATTGCATGGTGAACAGGCTGGTTCCAATGTGGTTTTTGCTGGGCCATATGTTCGCGGGATTAGATACCCGGTACTCAGTAACGTACAGGCTGGAGCATGGTGTGAAGCTTGCGAGCCTTACACGCTAAGAGATATAGACCTGTGGCTTGAGTCTGATGCTCATATTCAGGGTGAAGCTTTCTGGTTACAGGTCGACGGTGACTCCATGACAGCACCCGCAGGCCTGAGCGTTCCTGAAGGTACGTTTGTTCTTTTCGATACTGGGCGAGAACCAGTGAACGGAAGCCTGGTCATCGCTAAGCTTTCTGATTCAAATGAAGCGACATTCAAAAAATTAGTAATCGATGGCGGCGTTCGTTATCTGAAAGGTTTGAACCCTAGCTGGCCCATGGTACACATCAACGGCAACTGTCGGATCATAGGCGTGGCTGTAGAGACGAAGATGCGGCTGGTTTAGTGGCCTGAGGATATCTTTGAGTAGAGGTAAGTGGTTTATCCTCGGCGCATAGATGGTTCTAGGTGTTTCAGATGCGTTCAGGTGTAAACGCTATGCACTTGTTTGAATTTTTCCTGTATCAAAATTTAGTTTCTATCTCTAGGGAAAGCAGATTTTGCAAAATAACTATCTACAAGTTACAGCCTATACTAGACGCATGAACGACGGGATGACTAAGCCGTTCCTTTGCACTTGCCAAGATGGGCTGGCTTACATAGTTAAAGGCAAGCCGAAACTTCGGCAAAAAGAGCTTGTAGCAGAATACATTTCTGCTCATCTTGCCAGGGCTATAGGACTGTCTTGCCCAGAGTTCTGCATTGTAGATGTTGGTCAAGAAATAATCGAATTCATGCCTGATTTACGCGGTGAACTTTCGCCTGGCCCTGCATTTGCTACTCGCTTTGTTGAAAGAGCCTCAACCATAAATATTCAACAAGCCCGCAACGCTGTAAACGTACAGGATCAGAAGAAAATATTCTTTTTTGATCGATGGATAAACAATGCAGACCGATCACTGACTGACATCGGTGGGAATGTAAATATAATTTTTGATGCTATCAACAATAGGTATTACCTGATTGACCATAATCTAGCGTTCGCGCAGGATACGACTGATGATGAGTATGAGGTCCACGTGTATTCTGCAAAAGGAAGAAAATGGGAGTTCGACATACTTGATGAACCCGAACTGATGGATCTTGCAAACGCTGCTATTGGTTCAGTTGAGGAGAATTTTAATCAGGTGCCGGATGAGTGGTTTTCATCTGATGAAGAACGCGAACTGATGTTGAACGAGATAATAAGCTGCCTAAACAGAGTAAACGACAGAGAATTTTGGAGTAATATAAAATGACCACACCATGCCTATATAGCATTATTAGATATGCGCCATATGCAGAAACCGAAGAGTTCGCTAACGTCGGTGTGGTTCTTTGTGCCCCAAAATTAGGGCAGTTTCACTTTCAACTGACTCAAGGTAACAATGCAAGAGTAAAAAATTTTTTCCAAGATGAAATAATTTTTCCTCATGCGAAAGATGCAATTGCAAGAGAGCTAAAGTTTGCCCAAGAACAAAGTTATAAATTTAGCAATCCTGATAAATTAGCAAATTTTTTCAATTACTTAATTGGTAAAAAGGAATCCATCATTCATTTTAGTCCCGCGAGAGTTGTAATGTCTGAATGCCCTCAGGAAATGACGGATAGACTTTTTAATAAGTTTGTAAACCATTCAGAAGTGACAAAAGAATCTCGTGAAGCTATCTTGACAAGGGAACTTAAGAATCGTTTCTGTCATTATAGCGATCTCAAAAATGCTTTTAAAAAAGAGACACTTGGCGGAGAGTTGACGCGCTTTTCTTTACCATTTGTCGCTCGTCAAGAGGGTGAGATCTTATGTGCTATCAAACCCTTGGCATTCACGCAGGACAAGCCAGAAAAAATGATGGAGCACTGCGACTCTTGGACGGCAAAGATTCTACGCGCCGCCAGTGAGAAAATTTTATCTATCTCTAGTGTGTTGTTTACAATAGATTCGCCTTACCAGCCAAGTGACATTGAGGTAAAAGCGATGCGTGAAATTCGTAAGACATTCGATGAGAATGGTATTAATCACACAGAGCACAGAGATGAAGCATCAATAGTACAATTTGCCAGACAAGCAATTTAACCCGGCCCACGAGCCGGGTTTTTTATTGCCCATTAGTCAATTGCAGCACTTCCTTTTCGCACAATTTCAGCCGCATCCCTGTTAACACCTTTCCCAATCACGTTACCCGTCGCTTTTCGGTACTGCTCCAGCTTTTCAACGACCGCTTCCTGAGTTATCGGCTGATTGGCGAGAGATAGCTCCATAATCGCCCGACCCATAGCTGTAACCATCATGTTCACGCGATCCTCGTCCAGATTCATAGCGCTTTCCTCGATCAGATTTTGACCATCACAAGCTATCACAACATCATCGAACAACCAGAGCATTTAAGCTTACGAAAAAAATTATTTAAGTTTTCTTTAAATCTCGCTTGACGCAAAATTTAAGTTGTCTTAAATTATATCCATCAGCAGGACGCTGGCGAAAACGAAACGGATGACACGCTCTTTCTACAACGGTGATGGATTCACCTACGTGGCTGCAAAGCCAATTAGTACCAAAGCGTGTGCTTTGGGATGCGACGAATTGCAGTCCATCGAGACAACCAGAAGATAAGCGCCTGGCATCGCATCACCAAAGTTCACTCAGGAGGTATCTATGTCACGCAGAACAGCATTTAACGGTTCGTCGGCAGCTCGTAGACGTGAGCGCCGCGCTCACCTTCAGAGTGAAGCCGCTATCAGTTCAGAAGTGATGCATCGCCCTACCCCGGCGCGTGTTGAGTTGCAGTGCAAGCGCAAGCCAACAATGCGGGCTGAGGTGGTGACCATCACTACACAGGTTCAGCGCTATGAAGGCTCCTGCTGCCTGCCAGAAGTAGCGATGTACAGCGCGGGATATCGTAAATCAAATAACGTTACAGCGAGGTAGGTATGATTAATAACCCAAAGGTAATAGTGATGGATAGACCTGATTGTAGCGTGGCGGTGGCGGTAACTAATGGCAGCGCGGATTTTCACGACGCCATAATCATGGTGTCCGCAGACAACAAAGGCGGTGATGATATTATTGATGCGAGGGAATCTGCGCTTTTCTATGCGGCAAAAAGGATTATGCAATTAGAAAAAGGAGGCTACAGCCCGCCTCCTGAGGGTAGCCCTGAACCTGTATCAGGAAGAAGTGTATAGGTACGCTGACCAGTCAACAAATGAACACGCAAAGACTGATGCGGATTTCGAGGAAAGTTGGTCCGCTATTGCACTGACCATCCTTCTGACAGATTCAGCTCCGACATCAAAAGACCCAACGTAAGTTCCTGTTGGAAGGTCATAGGTTTTATTGTTTTGATTCACTTCCTTATAAAACCCAATCTTACTCATTTTTTCATACAGCGCATCGTAATGCTCCGAGTTTGCATCATACAACTCTACGCGGACCAGAAAGTTAGCCATGAAATAAATCCTTTTTGACTGTGGAAACACCAGTCTAAGCCCTTCCTTGGCTGTGGAAAGTGAAGGAAATCACGCGCCGGGCGTGGCTAAACATCCCGGTAACTATTTTTCCAAGGTCGCTCAGGCGGCTTTTTCATTTTCCCATTATTTATTCAGGCCGTGAGGTGCGAGCTTGAATTCCAGATGATATAGCTTTCCGTCAGGCGCCTGGAAGTCAACCTCAAATGCATTCGGTGGGTTGAATGGATCAGGAACATTTTTTGCTATACACGTAGAACGCCAAGCAATATGTCCATTCTTAGCTAAACCCAGAGAGCGTGACTTCCACCAGTCATACCAAGACTGATCGTAGGGCTGATCACTATCCTTTTCTCTCACAAACCAGTGATTTCTCTTGGAGCGCCTTCCCATCTCTATCGTTGGATACATCGGGCTCGATAGTTTTTTATTAATCAGCATTTGGTCTCCAGAGTATTGCCGTTGCGCTGATCGCATTTTGCACCACATCACTTATTAATCAAGCAATCAAATAACCACCCATGGCGGATACATAACGCCGGAATGTCCACAATCGATTTTCAGGAGATAGCTATGACGGAATTGGCAGTTATCGAAATTAAGCCGGAACAGGCGACTGAAATTCTCACCGCAATTAGAGACGAATTAATTCTGCATACACGAATTAACTACTAATCAATCCAGTTAAAGGAACCTACCCCATGATGCACTTACAGCTCGCGGGTAGCGGCGTCATGTCCGCTTATTACCCGCCTGAATCTGAACTACACCGTAAAGTTCGCCAGCTTATCCGCGCCGCAATGCTGCGGCTGAAGGACACATTATCTCAGCCCGGAGTGCCTGCCCATGACCATTTTACCCGTTAACGGAACCGTACTGGTTCAGCAAGGTAATCGTGACTTTAACAAGCTCTACGAAGCGTCATTCCCCGACACACAGGAAGGCCTGAAGTATGCCTATTCGTGGGCATGGGAAATAGCGATGGGCTGGCACGATATTCAGAATGACGACTGGAATAAAACCCATGCTGCATGACTTTAACGATGAAGAATTTATTGCGCTTATTTCTCCCGAAATTGAGGAAGAAGTAGAGCAGCAAATCAATCTGGCAGCGGAACGAAATAACCCGCCGATCACATGGGCAGAGTTTGCAGGAGACTTCACATGAATCTCGAATTATTAGACGCGCCATTTCCATCGGAAGACATTGAATGGCGCATTCAGCAGGCCGGGAAAAGTGGCGAAAAGATATGGGCCAAAGTTCTGGCCTACGTCACCAACAGGGCAATCATGAAGCGCCTTGATGAAGTCTGCGGTAAGGCGGGCTGGCGCAACGAGTACCGCGATATTCCGAACAATGGCGGTGTTGAGTGCGGAATTTCTATCAAGGTCGAGGGCGAGTGGATCACGAAGTGGGACGCAGCTGAAAACACGCAGGTCGAAGCTGTCAAAGGTGGTCGGTCAGGCGCAATGAAGCGTGCCGCCGTGCAGTGGGGTATCGGTCGCTATCTCTACAATCTGGAAGAAGGTTTTGCCACTGTCTCAACTCAGCGCGTAAACGGATATCACTATGCACGCAGCAAAGATGTCGGGACGTTTTACTGGCAACCGCCAGCCCTTCCGGCGTGGGCATTGCCTGTGGCGGTTTCGTTGAACACTGATTCGACGCAATCGGAGCGCGATCCTTTAGATGCCGAGCACATTCTTGCTGAGTTCTCAGATTACGCCAGCAAAGAAACAGACATAAAAAAATTAATTGAGCAATACAAAACGACCTGGGCAGCGCTGAGTGGTTATGCCGAGCACCAGGAGAAATGCAAAGACGTCACCGGAATCAGACGTGCGGAACTTACACAGGCGGCATAAATGGCAACTAAAGGCGTAAACAAGGTAATTATCGTTGGCAACCTCGGACAGGACCCTGAGGTTAGATATCTGCCAAACGGCGGGGCTGTGGCGAATATGACACTGGCAACGTCAGAATCATGGCGGGATAAGCAGATCGGTGAGATGAAGGAGCAAACCGAATGGCACCGCGTTGTGCTGTTCGGGAAGCTGGCTGAAGTGGCAGGAGAATACCTGCGTAAAGGTTCTCAGGTTTATATCGAAGGTCAACTGCGTACCCGCAAATGGACCGATCAATCTGGTCAGGAACGCTATACCACCGAGATTAACGTTCCACAAATCGGCGGCGTAATGCAGATGTTAGGCGGACGTCAGGGCAGCGAGCCGTCAGGCGGTCAACAACAATCCCGCAAACCACAACAGCAACACAAGCAACCACAACGCCAGGCTCAATCCAGCAGTGAACCTCCAATGGATTTCTCGGACGACGCCCCCTTCTGATTTAACTCAATAAGGAATTATCAAATGGTTTCACCTCTTCCCGGGGCGGATTACCTGCGCCCGCCTGAAACGCTCGGCACCCGCGAAGAGGTTCTGAGCCGCATGAAAGAACTAATCGACGGATTCGATAATCAGCAGGAGCCGGAGAGCAAGGAAGCTCGCATGGAGCGACAGGAACAGCGCCGGTACGAGGCGGCTGTTTGGCTCATGAATCAGCAGGCAGCGACGTTCCCACGCTTCGTTGCCATCGGACCCCGCCAGCCAGCACAGAAACAGGAGCATGTCTGGACTGGCCGCTATGGTCACGTCAGACAGGATTAAGGTGAGTTATGGACTGGAAACCTGAAGAGATTGCGCTGTTTCTGCGACACACCAACGCAGAGATAGCAGAGATTACCGGGCGCGATATTAACGAGGTCGGCGATAAACGGCTGGCCTGGAATATTGAGCGTAACTGTTGGGATGTGTTCGATCCGGAGCGTGCGGCATGACAGACAAAGAATGCATTGCGCTGGCAATAAGTTTTATTGCCTGCGTGTTTCTTTTGGCAAAGCTGGGGCTATTTCTATGAGCGCAGAACTAATCGACGCTGCCAACGAGCAGGTTGAACACAATTTGCAGATAGCGCTGGCGAACCGGCGCACATTCAGCAACGCGGTATCGGCTACTCACTGCACGGATTGCGGTGATGATATTCCAGAGTTGCGCCGGGTGATGGTGCCAGGCTGTCAGCGCTGTGCCAGTTGTCAGGAAGACAGCGAGAACATTAAACACCTCCGCGCTATGCGGGTGGCATGAGGAGAGATTATGGAATGGATTAAGTGCAGCGAGCGGATGCCGGATATTGGTGAGTCGGTGCTTATTAGAATCTCATGTAACGATCACTTCAATATTGAGAACGCAAGATATAAGGGGGATGGGCTATGGGTGGGTTGTTGGTTCGACACGTATGGAAAAAAAAATAGCTCCTACCAAGTAGCCCACTGGATGCCCCTCCCTGAACCACCAACCGACTAACACCTGCCAGCCGATTCCCTGAGTCGGCTATCCGGTGCAATGTCGCACCTGACCGAATGAGGACGAAGCTCGTTCCGGTTAAATGGAGAATACCCTCGTTGATTTTGGCCCGCCTCGTGCGGGTTTCTTTTTTGCCTGGAGGATAACCAATGAGCGAAGTGATCCAACTGGTTGCCAATAAGTGGGTGACCGAGCAAAACCTTATCGCCGTAACAGGCCTGAAGCGCGGGACTATTGAGCGGGCCCGGCGCGAGTCATGGTTTTTGGGCCGTGAGTATTTGCACGTATCACCGGACGGGGAGCCCAAGCCAAACAGTGAATGCATGTACAACACCGAGGCGATCAATCTCTGGATAGAACAGCAAGCGTCCAAACAGCCTGGTGCCCGGAATTAAATTACAGGGTAACCTAGTCGGGCTCTTGGACGTCGGGAGGGAAGAATGGCATACCCAACAGGCGTTGAGAACCACGGAGGAACGCTCCGCATATGGTTCATGTATAAAGGCGTCAGGGTCAGGGAAAGCCTTGGCGTTGTGGATACGCCAAAGAATCGGAAGGTGGCTGGAGAGTTACGCGCATCGGTTTGCTACGCGATTAAGACAGGACGTTTTAACTATGCAGCGCAGTTTCCTGAGTCTGCAAACCTCCAACGATTCGGCGAGGACAGAAAAGAAATAACCGTCACTGAACTGGCGAAGAAGTGGCTTGAACTGAAAAGCATGGAAATTACCACTAACGCTCTGTCGCGGTACAAATCAATCGTCAGGAATATGGTGCCAAGGATTGGCGAGAAAAAACTGGCGTCGGCGGTAAGTCAGGAAGATTTGCTGTTTATAAGGAAGGAGCTTTTGACGGGGTATCACACCCTGAAGAAAGGACAGCGAACGCCGGTTAAAGGACGCTCTGCACGGACGGTGAATAACTACATGATGGTGATGTCTTTCATGTTCCAGTTCGCTACCGAAAGTGGGTATATAAATAAGAACCCGTTTGATGGCATCGACTTTCTGAAGAAGGCGAAGTCCGTTCCGGATCCGCTAACCCGGGACGAGTTCGTAAGACTCATTGATGCCTGTTACAACCAGCAGATAAAGAATTTCTGGTCACTGGCAGTGTATACAGGGATGCGTCATGGCGAGTTGTGTGGGCTGGCGTGGGAGGATATCGACCTGAAGGCAGGAACCCTGATGGTCAGAAGGAATCATACGCTGACAAAGGAGTTTACACTGCCAAAAACGGATGCAGGCACTGACAGGGTTATCCATCTGATCCAACCGGCAATTGATGTTCTTAAAAGCCAGGCGGAAATGACGCGACTCGGTAAACAGCATCAGGTTGAAGTGAAATTGCGGGAGTATGGCCGGACAACCACTCACCCCTGCACTTTCGTCTTTAACCCACAGGCTACTGTCACAAACGGGATCGCCGGCCACCATTACGCTGTTGGCTCTGTAGCTCAGAGCTGGGAGTCAGCAATGCGGCGAGCAGGTTTGCGTTACAGGAGAGCATACCAGTCACGTCACACTTACGCATGCTGGTCATTAACCGCAGGAGCAAACCCGAACTTCATCGCGTCGCAAATGGGTCACACAAATGCGCAGATGGTGTATCAGGTTTATGGTGCATGGATGTCGGATAACAATGCGGATCAGATTGCCATTCTGAACCAGAAATTATCTGACTTTGCCCCACCCATGCCCCAGGCGGTAGGATCGTAA